AGTTCCAGAGTCCAAAGTCGACCTAGTGGACGATCTTGCAGAGCAGGTAGAAGAGCTTGAAACCAAGCTTAACGAATCTACTGCAAAGCAGATCGAAATGACTGAAGAGCTTGAGCAGTTCAAGCGTTATGAAGTCATCAGAGAGAACTCACGTGATCTCGCCGAAACAGAAGTAGAAAAACTGATTAAACTGACTCAGGATATCGATTACGTTAGCGAAGAAACTTTTGCAGAAAAAGTTGCTACAATTAAAGAATCCTATTTCAAGAAAGCAGCCGCTTCTGAAAATAGCACTGATCTAATCGAAGAAGAAGCAGAAGACGAAGTCGAAGTTTCAGATTCAATGGCTCAGTATCTCGCAGCAATCAAAAAAACTAACAAATAATTAGGAGTCCATAGAAATGCATAACGTAATTTCCTATGATAAGCTCGTCGAAAAATGGGCACCAGTTCTGAACGAAGAGACTGCTGGTTCTATTAAAGACGCGCACCGGAGAGCGGTTACAGCCGTTGTTCTGGAAAACCAAGAAAGAGCCTTCCGCGAGGAAGCAGAGCAGGGTTCATTCCTTTCGGAAGCTGCTCCAGGTAACTCAACTTCATCTGCAGCTAACTGGAACCCAGTTCTGATTAGCCTTGTACGTCGCGCGCTTCCAAACATGATCGCATACGACGTCTGCGGTGTTCAGCCAATGACTGGTCCAACTGGTCTTATCTTCGCAATGAAGAGCCGTTATGACGGTGGCTCAACATCTAACCGTGAAGCACTGTTCAACGAAGCAGAGACAAACTTCTCAGGTGATTCATCAGCAACTCATGACTCAGACAACGCTTCTGGCTTGTTTGGTATTGACTCAGCTGCTCAGGATTCAAACCTTGATGATCAGCGTCTTACTTCAATCTTCGGCGGCGGTATGCCAACAGGCGACGCTGAAGGTCTCGGTTCAGCATCTGTTGATCCAAACTCAGCATTCCGCGAGATGGGCTTCACCATCGAAAAATCTACAGTCACTGCCAAAAGCCGTGCACTGAAAGCCGAGTATAGCTTGGAACTGGCTCAGGATCTTAAAGCTATTCATGGCTTGGATGCTGAAACAGAGCTGGCTAACATTCTCTCAACAGAGATCTTGGCTGAAATCAACCGCGAAGTTATTCGTACTCTGAACACTCAGGCGAAAACTGGCGCATCAACTGCAAACACTGCAGTTAATGGTATCTTCGACCTCAGCACAGACGCTGACGGACGTTGGTCTGTTGAGAAGTTCAAAGGTCTGATCGTACAGATCGAGCGTGAGTCAAACATCATTGCTAAAGAAACACGTCGCGGTAAGGGTAACTTCATCATCTGTTCATCAGATGTTGCTTCTGCTCTCGCAGCTTCAGGTATGCTTGATTATAGCCCAGCTATGTCAACTGCACTGAACGTTGACGATACTGGCAACACTTTTGCTGGTACACTGAACGGTCGTACACGGGTTTACATTGACCCATATGCAACTGCTGACTACGTAAACGTAGGTTATAAGGGTACAAACCCATATGACGCAGGCGTATTCTACTGCCCATATGTACCACTAACAATGGTACGTGCGGTTGGGGAAGACACCTTCCAGCCAAAAATCGGCTTTAAGACTCGTTACGGTATGGCTTCAAACCCATTCGTTGGCGATACTCCAGCCGATGGTCTTGCAACTGTTAAGACTAACCAGTACTACAGAATCTTCCGCGTCGATAATATCCTCGCCTAATTCTGATACTATAAAAAAAGGAAGGGGATTAAACCCCTTCCGATTAAAACTGGACCAGGAAAAATCCTGGTCCTTTTTTGTATAAATAAAGCATAAGGAGTATTAATATGGCAGTTACAGTAAACACTTTAGAAAATACCAACTTTATGGCTCCAACCGGTTTCCGGGTGGTTGTTAATAGACAGCGATTTCCTAATCTAGAATTTTTTGCTCAAACAGTATCACATCCAAGTGTTATTGTAACACCAAGTGAGGCACCTTTCCGTTTTTCAAATGCCTATATACCAGGTGATAAAATCTTTTACGAAGAATTACAAATAACAGCTATACTTGATGAAAATATGACATTGTATATGGAAATGTTTGATTGGTTAAAAAGTTTCGTGGAAAATCCGCTTGATCAGAATTCTACAGGCATTTTTAGAGCTGGAGATAAATCGTTATATGATATTTCTGTACTAGTACTTAATAGCCATAACAATGTTGTACGCAATATAACGTATAAAGATTCATTCCCATCAGTTCTTGGTAATGTAGAATTCAGTTCCACCATAGGTGATGTTCAATATATAACTTTGCCTATAACTTTTAGATATACGACGTTTACAGTCGAGTAAAAATATGGTATAATAATATTATGATTGAAATAGATAGTTATGTTTATGTGTTTAAGCAAGATCCAGACCAAGCAGCAAAAAATAAAGAAAAAGTATTAGATCTTATCGAGGTTGATAAGAAAAAATATAATATCGAACTAAACCCATCTGGATACTGGTATGATTTCCCTGATATAGGTTTAAGTCCTCATCAAAGAATTCCAGGTTATCAAGATGCAGCTAATGATGTTATTTTGCCATTCGTAAAGACTTTGGCCGCTGAATTTGGCTGTGATTTAGTTAGAATCCCCCCATTATGGTTCCAGCAATATCCGAAAGGTTCTAAATTCGGATGGCATACACACACGCAGTCAAATTTTAGTTGTGTATATTTTGTAGAATTGCCTGATGAACGTTATTCAACAGAATTTCTGACTCTAGGTAGATTCCCAATGGAAGAAGGTGACGTTCTCTTCTTTCCGTCGTTTCTTCCTCATAGATCACCATATATAGAAACAGATAAGCGAAAAACAATAATTTCATCAAATTACGATTTTAACTTCCTTAGGTAATTAATATTATGAATCTTGAAACTATTCTAGAAATGTGGGCTGAAGACTGTAAAATTACAGGTTCATTAGATGAATCATCCCGACAAACACCTATGCTTCATGCAAAATATCTTAATATGCTTACACAGGCTAAGCTTCAACTTAAAAGATCAGAAATGCAACAAAAGACTTTATTGAAAGATAAATGGCTTTATTATAACGGTAAAATGTCTATGGAAGAAATTCAAGAACGCGGCTGGCAATTTGATCCATTTAATGGCTTAAAAGTATTAAAGGGAGAAATGGATTATTATTATGATGCTGATACAGATATACAAAAATCCGAAGAAAAGTTTCAGTATTGGAAAACAATTACTGAAACTCTAACAGAAATAGTCGATAATATTAAATGGAGACATCAGACAATTGGTAATATGATTCGTTGGCGAATGTTTGAAGCAGGCGATTAATGGATAATATAAAAGTAAAAATGCAGAATCATTCTATGTTGCAGATAGGTTGTGACTATGGTATTGCAAATGAATTAAGTGATTTCTTCTCATTTTTCGTTCCTGGTTACAAATATATGCCAGCTTATAAGAATAGGGTATGGGATGGTAAGATTCGTCTGTTTAATATTACACAGATGACACTTCCTGTAGGTTTATATCCATTTCTTAAAGAATTTGCAAAAACAAGAAACTATTTAATTGAACCTATATTGGATGATTACTACGGTTTACCAGAAGTACTAAATCCCATTAATCCTGATGAAATTTATCAATATATTAAAGATTTAAATCTACAATCACGAGGTAATCCAATTGATATTCGTGATTATCAGTTTGATGCATTTTGTCAGGGATTACATAAAAAGCGTGGGGTACTAATTTCTCCGACAGGTTCTGGTAAATCTCTTATCATCTATGCATTTGTACGTTATTACCTAGAAATGATAGATGAGTATCAAAAAGCGCTTATTGTTGTACCTACTACATCGCTTGTTGAACAAATGTATAACGACTTTGGTGATTATGGTAATAATGAAGATTGTCATAGAATCTATTCCGGTCGTGACAAAGATACTGATAAGCGTATTATTATATCAACATGGCAATCGATCTATAAACTACAACCGAAATGGTTCCAACAGTTTGGTATGGTTATTGGTGATGAATGTCACGGATTTAAGTCAAAGTCATTAACAACCCTAATGAATAAGTGTACAGAAGCAGAATATAGATTTGGTACAACTGGTACACTTGACGGATCACAAACACATGAGCTTGTATTACAAGGCTTATTTGGAAAGATATATAATGTAACAACTACAAAAAAGCTTCAAGATGAAGATACACTTGCAAAGTTAAAAATTAACGTATTACTATTAAAATACTCTGATCAGATAAGAAAAGATTGGGGTAAAAGAACATATCAAGAAGAAGTAGACTATATTGTTAAATACGAACCGCGTAACAATTTTATTCGTAACCTTGCTCTCGATCTCGATGGTAATACTCTTGTTCTGTTCCAATATGTCGAAAAACATGGAAAACCGCTTTTCGAGCTTATTAGAGGAAAAGCACATGAACGTAGAAAAGTATT